AGATCAAAATCGACCTCGGCCGCCGGCGTGATGCCAAATTCGGTGTAGTAGTTGATGACCGTGGCCCCATCCTTCGGGTCCTTCACCACGCCCTGGATGCAGTTGAAGAGGTGGAATTCGAAGGTGGCTTCTGCGTCGTTGCGCAGGCGGCCCATCTTGCGGGCCACTTCGGTCTGCACCTGCTGGGTCGCGGTTTCCGAGCCAAAATCGCGGATGCCCTGGATTTCCGAGGCCCAGAGCACGTCCTGCTTCTTGAACTGGCGGCAGACGAAGGCGCGCATGTCGCGGCGTTCGGGGACCTGCTGTTCATAGGCCGAGCCACGTTCGGAAAACGGGATCAGCGACAGCGTGCCGTCGCGGCTTTCGATCATCACGGTGCGCTGACGCACGCCACGCGCCCCAAAGAGGCCCGCCCCCGACAGGATCGCCGGTTTGAAGGGGATGTTTTCCAGAGCCCGGGTAAGCTCGATGATGCTGAAGGCGTCGCCCTCAAAGATGTCCATGGTGGCCATGTGTGGGAATCCTTATGTCAGAGGGCTCAGCGCAGGAGGATGCCAAGCGCGGCCAAAGCCGTGGTGGCGGTGGTAATCTGGGCCTCGGTCGCACCATCAGGCCAGACGATCTCGTGGTGATTGACGATGGCCGGCCCGCGCTGGACCACGACGCCCGGCGCATCGGTCGCCGATGCGTCAACGCCCGCCCAGAGTATACCGGCGGCGTTCTGGCTTCCGTTCGTGGCGGCGGGCGCGAGCCCGGTGTATTTGCCGCCTGTGCTGATCTTTCCGAGCACTGTGCCGGGCTCGAGCTTTCCAGCCCCAGAAGCGATGGTGATGGTTTCTCGGGTGTAATCGCGCAGGACTTCCCAGACGAGAAAGCCGCCCGCGTGTTTGCCTTCACTAAGCGTCGTCATGATGCGTTATCCTTTCGTCTTGAAGGTGCGGGCGATGACCTCGCCCCAGGGATTTGTGGTGGCCGCCCGCCCAGGTTGGGCATGGGCAGCGGTGATGTCGGGGGTGGCCTCGGCCTTTGCCGCGAGAAGACGGTTGCGGACCTCATCGAGACCCACGTCTTCTTCGAGGAACCTGCCTGCCATCTGCGGCTGACCTGCAAGGCGGCAAAGATCGATCACGGCGCGCGCATGGGCGATGGCCTCAGCGCGGACCGTCGCGACGTCGGCCGATGTGGGCTCAACTGCGGCCACGGGTGGCGCTTCCGCAGCCGATTGTTCGGGGGCAGGCGGGGTGTTGGCGTCTGCAACACCCTCGGACTGGGGCTCAGGGGCTGCGGGCTCTTCTGGTTCACTTGCCGCCTCGACCAACTCGGGTGGCGCGTTGCGGAACCTGGCCACATCAAAGGAGGCAGCGAGTTGCACGGGCGCAGCAATGCGGTCGATGAAGCCCAAATCCAGCGCGTCTTTTGCGTCGAGCCAGGTCTCGGCCGCCATCAGCGTGGCAATCTCATCGTCAGGTTTGCCTGACTTCGCGGCATAGGCCTGGATCAGGCTGCCTTTGACCTTGTCGAGTGCCTCGGCCGTGGACCGCATATCCGCGGCCGTGCCCATCACCAGCCCTGAGGGGTCATGAATCATCAGGAAAGCGTTCTCGGGCATGACGATCTCGTCGCCCGCCATGGCGATGTAGCTCGCCGCCGAGGCTGCGATGCCATCGATCCAAACGGTGATGTCGCCCGCATGGCGCTTCAGCGCGTTGTAAATGGCGACCGCGTCAAAGACCGATCCGCCGGGGCTGTTGAGACGCAGATCAATTGCAGCATCGTCGGGCAGCGCACCGAGTTCGGCCAGAAAGCCTTTCGCCGTGACGCCGTAAGCGCCGATTTCATCATAGATCAGCACTTCCGTGCCTGAAGAGCGGGCACGGATCGTATACCAGGATTTCATGGGGTTACTCCTGCTGCGGTGTCGTGGACGACCCGCTGCCGTCCTCGTTGGGGGTATTCGGGTCTGGGAGACCCGTTGGTGTGGCGCGCGCGCCCTGCGTCTCGCCGGGGCTTGCGCGATAGGTCAGACCCAGATCGGCGGCCCGTTTCGCATCCGAGGCATTCTCGCGATCGACCTCTTCGATGTCATAGCCCGTGGCCTCAACCACCTTGCGCCGAGAGGTCAGGCCCGCTTCCATCGCCAGCACCTGCGCCTGAATGTCTTTGAGCGGATCGACCCAATCCCACCGTGGCGGGATCCATTGCACTGGTCGCGCGACAACCGGATCTGTATCCAGAGCCCCCGACAACACGGCGGTCTCCAACCAGCGCCGCCAGATCGGACGGCAAAGCTGGTGTGCCATGACCCCGTGCTGCAACTGCCCGATGCGGCGGCGGAACTCGACCAGCTCTGCCCGCAGGCTCGAATAATTCGCCTGCCGAACATCGCCGGTGACCAGATGATAGGGCAGCCCCAGCGAGGCCGAGACAGCCAGAAGCGTGCGGTACTGGAAGGCCTCATACCCGCCACCCACATCGGCGGGGCTTGAGAACTTCACGTCCTCACCCGGCAGCAGCACCTGCATGGTACCAGGCTCAAGGCTCGCGATGGCCGCCCCGTCGAGATCAGCTGCCCCTTCGCCCATCATCGGGTCTTCGGGTGCCGTCTTGGTGATGAAGCCCGCGAACATCGCTGCGGTCTTTTTGCGGTCGAGTTCCGCGTCGTCATATTGGTCAAGCAGGAAGAGCCGCACCATCGCAGGCGCCACATGTGGCAGGCCGCGGATCTGACCCGCATCAATGGGTCGGTAGATGTGCAAGACTTCCTCGGCCGGCACGCGAACCGTGTCGGGGACGGCCACGCGCTGGTCCGTGCTGTCGCCCGGATGGCGGCGGCGGAAGTGATAGGCCACCCGCCGCCCGATCAAGTCGAACTCGATGCCGCAACGGATGCGGTTGCCGTTCGGGTCCGACTCGGTTTTCTCAAAGGGCAGCATCTCAGATTGAAGAAGCTGCAATTGCAGCGGCACCAGCAGCCCGTCTTCCGCCCGACGGGGGCGCAAGCGCACAAAGCACTCACCCGCGACAAACATCTCGCGCGCGACCATGGCCTGCAGGCCGTAGAAGTCGGTCAGCCCATCGGCATCGGCCTCGTCGGTCCAGGCGAGCCAGAGCTTTTGCACCTGATCACGCAGCGCCGCATCCGTAATGAGCGAAGACGGTTTGATCCCATCGCCGACGAGATTGGCTGCGAAAGCCTCGCAGGCATTCGCTGCGTAGCCGTTGGTCACCACCAACTCACGCGAGCGCGCCAGAAGTCTGGGTCCGCCAGAAGCGACCAACGCGTTGATGTTCTCAAGCGGTGGGTTCCAGCCGCGCAAGCGGCGCTTGGCCATCGCCCCCTCAAGCCGTGCGCGCATGGCTTCAGGGCCGCCCGGCTTGGGGCGGCGGAACATATCGAACATCCCCATCGCCGTTAGAGCCCCTTGGCGGTCGCAATGCGGACCTGCCGGACAATGCGTCGGCCCTCAGCCGCAGCAATCTCGCGGTCGAGCGCCTCAATGGCCCGGTCGATCTCCGCCACAGATCGGTAATCTACCGTCTTGCCGTCATAGCTGACGCGGGCCACGCCGGAGGCGCGTTGCTGTGCGAGGGCGTCGCGGCGGGCGCGAAGGTCAGTGAGGTTTGCCATTTACATTGCTCCGATTAACGGATTTGGTGCGGCACAGACCAGCTAACGAGGCCAGCCAATGACACCCGAAGAAATCATGCGTGAGTTGGCGCGCGATGACATTTTCTCCAAGAACGCGATGGCCGCGGCGCGGCAACAACGCGACACGATGACCCCCATCTTCGTTGGCGTTGTGGAAAGGCTTACCGCTCGGTCCATTGAGGACATGGACGACGCGGATGTTCTGGCTTTGATCCCGATCTTCCACCTGCTCGGTGAATGGCAGGCGCCAACGGCCCATGCCCCCCTCGCAATGCTTTTGCGGCGTCCAACGGACATACTCGAATACCTCCTCGGCGACGCAGTCACAGAAAACGCGTTTCGGGTAATGGCTGGTACCTTTGATGGAGACTTGGAGCCGCTCATTGCTGCGATTTATGACGATAGTGCTGACGAGTTTGCACGTTCATCATGCATGTCGGCCCTCGTTCTGATCGCGCATTTGCAGCCGCAATACCGCGACGAAATCGCCTCGTCCTTCCGATCCTTTCTCAGCCGCTCCACGGATC